AAATAAACGTTCCGTACTCGCTCGAAGCTCTTGATCTGTGAGGGACGAGATGACAGACGAGGAAAGAATTGAATTCACCGAGGCGCTGAAGTACATCGATCCGGCGAAAGTCGACTATCAGACATGGGTCAACGTCGGCATGGCCATAAAGTCAGCAGGCGGAGACTGGACGATGTGGGAGGAGTGGTCACGGCGGGATCCTGAACGCTATCACACCGGCGAGTGTGAGGCAAAGTGGGATTCCTACAATTCAGCCGGGATCACGAAGAACACCCTGTTCAAGATGGCGTATGAAGGCGGTTACCGGAGCGGAGGATGGAACGGCGAAGGCGGTGAGCTGGACTGGAACGATGAGATCAATGACGATCTCGTGGTTGTGGACAAGGCGTGGCTCGAGACTTCGGAGTTCCGGGAACCGTCGGATCAGGAATGGAATCCGGTCGATGAGATCCGAAAGTATCTCGAGGTCCTGTTCGCCGCTGAGGAGTCCGTCGGCTATGTGATCGACGCGTACTACGACGAAAAGAAACAGAAGTGGCATCCGAACAGATCCGGCAACTACGACCGGACTGCAGGACAGCTGCTGGAAGAACTCGGGAACGCGAAGAGCGTGAAGGACGTGTTCTTCGATTACAACGAGGACGCCGGCGTCTGGATCCGGTTCAATCCGCTGGATGGCCAAGGCGTCAAAAACGACAACGTCACGGAATACCGGTATGCGCTGGTCGAGAGTGACAACATGTCACTGTCGATGCAGGAAGCCGTCATTCGTGAACTCGAGCTCCCTGTGGCTACTCTGGTGTACTCCGGCGGGAAGTCGGTTCATGCGATCGTGAAGATCGAGGCCGAGAATTACGGCGAGTACCGGAAGCGGGTCGACTATCTGTACAAGGTCTGCGAGAAGAACGGGCTGAATGTCGACACCCAGAACCGGAACCCATCACGGCTCAGCCGGGCACCGGGATTCCGCCGTGGTGATCATAAGCAGTTTCTGATCGCGACCAACATCGGGAAACGGTCATGGACTGAGTGGGAAGAGTGGATCGAAGGCGTGAACGACGATCTGCCGGAGATCGAGGATCTGGAAACAGAATGGGATAACATCCCCCCTCTCGCTCCGGAGCTGATCGCCGGGATCCTCCGGCAAGGTCACAAGATGCTGATCGCCGGAGCCTCGAAAGCCGGAAAATCCTTCCTGCTGATCCAGCTGGCGATCGCGATCGCTGAGGGCCTGCTGTGGCTCGGAAGGATGTGCGCACAGGGAAAAGTCCTGTACGTCAATCTGGAGCTCGACAGGGCCTCCTGTCTGCACCGGATCCGGGACGTGTACGAGGCAATGGGCATTAAACCGAAGAATCTTAATAATCTCAAAATCTGGAATCTGCGAGGGCGTGCGGTGCCGATGGATAAACTGGCGTCGAAACTCATCCGGAGGTGCCAGAAAGAAAAGTACATCGCGGTGATCATCGACCCGATCTACAAGGTCATCACCGGCGACGAGAACAGCGCCGAGCAGATGAGCAAGTTCTGCAATCAGTTCGACCGCGTGGCCACGGAACTCGGATGTGCGGTGATCTACTGTCACCACCACAGCAAAGGCAGCCAGGGCGGAAAGAGATCCATGGACAGAGCGTCCGGATCCGGAGTGTTTGCCCGGGATCCCGACGCACTTCTGGATCTGATCGAACTGGAACTGGATGATCACACGAAAGAGAAGAAACTGCAGCAGCTTGAAATGGAAACCGCGAAGAAGTGGACCATGAAGGCGGCATTCCGGGATCTCAGCGAGGAAGACATGAAGAACCATCAGAAGGTGATGAGTGTTTACTGGAGCGAAGCACGGGCCCGGAAGGTCGAGAGACAGGCAGAGCAGCGCCTGAAGGCACTGAAGGAAAAGATCGAGACCATCTCAGCCTGGCGGGTGGATGCGACGCTCAGAGAGTTCGCGAAGCCATCCCAGACAGACATCTGGTTCGATTATCCCATTCACTACATGGACGATGATCGGATCCTGAAGGACGTTCTGCCGGAGTCAGAGATGACGCCTCAGCAGATCGGTCACAAGAAATACACTTCCGACAAGTCTCAGAAGAAAAGAGACCAGAGTGCGATCGACAATCTCGAGATCGCCTGGGGGAACATCGAGGCCGAAGGAAGAGACGAGGCGACTGTGGCAGAGCTCGCCGAGATCATGGGAAAGAGCAACGACACAGTCAGAAGATATCTGCAGAAGCACGGCGGATTTACTGTCACGACGGAGACCGGAAAGAGTTCGATCGTGAGGAGAAATGAACCCACGGCACGCACGCAGATTTAAGACTTTGCGGAGGTATAACACCCCCGGCACGCAAAGTCACAAAATCAGACTTTGCGGAGGAGGTACCCCGGGTACGCAAAGTCTGTATCTAAAGATAACGAAAAATGCGTGCCCCGGGTCCGGGTCATGGTGCGAGGTGCTCGGCAAAGCCCCGGTAAGGGTCCGGGCTTATGCCGTCGTACCATCGCACACACATGACCAGCGCGCGAGGGAAACGAGGAGGTGAAACGTGGGCGTCGAAGCGTACTACAGAGGCTACAGGATCGACTCCTATCTGTCACCTAGGCAGCAATGGAGATGGATCCACAGGGAGGACGAATGGATCAAACCAGAAGCAGAGTTCAACCTGAAGGAAAAACACGTTTCCGTGGAAGACTGCAAAAAGATAATCGACGGATGGCTGGAACGGAAACAAAAGCAGAGTCAGAAACCGGAACAGCTGTCACTGTTCTGAAGGGAGGGAATGAAAATGGAAAACTACGGAAGGAGGGAATGGCTGTGAAGGTTCTGATCGACAGGGATGATCTGCTGCAGGAAATCTATGGCATGATCCCGGAATCGTTTGAAACGCCTCCGGAGGGCCGCGACTGGCAGATCGAGATCAATGCAGTGCAGAAGATCCTTGACTCTGTGGTCAAGCGGATCATGGACAAGCCGACGGTGGAACTCATCGAGTGCAAAGAATGCCGGTATGCGCAGCTGTCTCTTCGCGATGAAGTCAAATACTGCGACATCTGGTTTCCGTACAAACCGCAGCATCTCCCGAAAGAACATTTCTGCGGATTAGGAGAAAGGAGAAGGAAAAAATGAAGGATCCGGTCGAAAGACAGGACGCAATCGATGCGCTTAATGGAGAAATAACTATCACCGGCAGAGCAAACGCTGAAGCGGTGAGAGAATACGGAAATCTTGTTGCCGATAGAATTAAGCGTTTACCGCCAACGCTCCCGGAGCCGTTGACCGACAAAGAGAAGAGGATATTCCTGGCTGCGATGAGAAGAGAAGAAAAAATTTGCAAACAGACGGATGAAGAGTTTTCGAAAGAGTCTCACGGAGACAGCCTTGTCAGTGTTTGCAAAGAGATCGAAAGAAAGGTAAAAGGTGCGTTATGGACTTAATAAGCAAACAGAAAGAACCGTTTGCAAACTTGCATGTAAAACCTGGGAAATGGATCCCGCAGAAGCGTCTAGGCAAAGATTGCTACAAGTGTTCTATCTGCGGATACGACTGGAAAATCTATCCAGTGGAATCGTTCAAGTTCTGCCCGGCGTGCGGGTATCCGATGGCCGGAAGCACAGCGGAAGCGGAGGAAGACTGAAAATGCAGTGGGAAAGCCCGATCCAGATAGTGGATATCGCTCACGAGCTTCGCGGAGGCATGGAGGATGCCGTAATCAGTGGATGCGCAAAGTACGGGGTGAAGGTCGACAAGGACGAACTCATCAGAGCGTTGAGATATGACCGCGATCAGTATGAAAAGGGATTCTGCGATGGAATAGAGTTGGCTCAGAAAGCGGCTCAGAAGACGGGGAAGTGGGAAATGAAACCAGACCCGTTCGGATTCTTCCGTGATATTCCTGTGTGCTCTGAATGCGGATGCACAACGAAAATGAGAGACAAGACAAAGTATTGCCCGAATTGCGGAGCGAGGATGGAGGTTGACCATGAGAATGATTGAAAAGGTGCTGAATATCATTCGCAGGAATCCATGTAAAGAGTGCATGTATTACGTTTCAGAAAATAACATCTGCCAGTCAAAAAAATGCGCATCAAATAATCCTTACGTGACATTTACAGACAGGCTATATTGCGAACCAGCAAAACCAGAAGGAGAAGAACATGAGTGACCATATCGACACCATACCCATGATGAAGTGGCAAGCCGAACAAAAAGGATACACCTGTAATGACTGTTACCTTGCCATGCAGAACTGTCACGATAGAAGTATATGCTGTGAGGATGAAACGGGGCTGTGTGATTGGTTTGAAGAAATGCCACGGGAGGCAGATCATGAGTGAATTGAAGCCATGCCCGTTCTGTGGCGGGAAGGCAATCGAAAAAAACGGCATTATAAGCTGTGAATCATGCGGAGCGGAAGTGCTGTTTCATAAGCTTCTGTACAGAGACAGCTACGGCGAAGAATACATTCAGGAACTCACTGAAAGCTGGAACTCGCGCCATGAGTGAGCTGATCTGCTGCCCATTCTGCGGAAAGGAGGCTTTCGTGGAGAAACGCCGGGATCAGTATGTCGTGATGTGCTTTCACAGGCAGAACTGTTATCTCATCGGAGCCAGAGGGCCGAAGTACAACGTCCGTGAAGCACTGGTCAAACAGTGGAACCGGAGAAAGGAGAAAGAAAATGCCGGAATCGGCGAAAATGTCACAAACTGAGGCAGTACTGCTCGCTCATGTCGATCTGCTGATCGTGGAAGTCGACAATCTCATCGCTCAGATGAAATTGAAGAACCTGATCGATCTTCACAATCTCGGAATCGCAAGCGCCGACGTCGTCAATGATGAACTCGGGAAAATGCTGAGGAGGACGAATGGCTGAACGGTCGATAAACATATTTCTGAGGATGATTCCACCGACGACGACTTTCCAGGACAAAGGTCTCGGAGTCACGAAGTCCGGGAGGGCTTACCAGTACGATCGGGACGGTGCCTCAGAGGTCAAAGAGAAGTTCAAGGCACATCTCGCCAGGCACGTTCCGGAAAAACCGTTCAATGCTCCGGTCGAGGTGCTCGTCAGGTTCTTCTATCCGGAAACAAAGGATCACCCGGCTGGATCCTGGAAGACAACAAAGCCGGATCTCGACAACATGA